AGGTGGAGGGTGTGGAGGTGGAGGGTGTGGAGGGTGGAGGGTGTGGAGGTGGAGGGTGTGGAGGGTGGAGAATGGGGGGATGGAGGGTGGAGGGGGGTGTGAGCAATAATACGAACCATAAACCGGTTCTTATTATTTATTATTTTTATTCACGAATTCACGGATTCATCGTTTCACCCATCCATAGTCCCTAATATAATTCGGGTCACGACAATCCATAATATTTTGTCCTTTCGAGTTCGCAATATAACATGTACTTATTCTGGGTGGTTCGCGAATACATTCTTGGAATAAGTATATTACTTCCTGTTCATTGTCCGGTAATTGAATACGTATATCCACGATGAAACTAGTGTCGATGTCCGCGCCCGCACCTACGTCCACGATGTAGACACGTAGACAATGATTCGCGATTTTCATGACGAGTTTATCCTGATTTGCAATGACCCATTTATTTTTAGATTTCGGATGTATATGCAACGTATATTTTATACTCGGTGGGAAATAATAAAGAGGGATAAGTTGTGAGCCTTTCAATGAAGAAACAGTGATAGGAATATAGATTTGAGGTAGCGTATAATATACGTAGGGTTGAAGCTTATCTGGGATGGATGGCGGCCCAGTTCCCGCTGCGACTGCCGCCGCCACCTCCACCGCCGCTTGAGCACGGACATTATATAATATAAATTCATACATATCAGTCGTTGGCCCATTATCAACCAACAAATACGGTTTATTTAGAATGAATGATATGAGAAACCCAAGTAAAAGTGGACTTCGTTTTCGTGAATGCACCATCAACGCCTGGAAAATATTGTCGTCACACAAACTTAAACAAGAATAAAATGTCACTGACGGCGCAGACATCATCTTTGATATCGGCACAAATGGAACCATGTCAATATCCGCATAGACTCCGCCATGAATATACAGTTTACACAATCGCCACAAATCGGCTTTATACATTCCGCGAGGTATATGCATGAATAACTCGGCGATACTTCGACTCAATTCAGAATCGATAAACTGGATACAGTCGACATCCAGACTGAAATCGATTGTGTATTCGGAATTCAAGTCTCGCCACCGTTTCATTACAACCGGTGGAAGTTGTGAATGATATGTCATGTAAATCGTTTTATTCATGGCAGATATAGATACGAATACGAATAAACATAATAATATTGGCGTTTTATACCCTTTCTCATGTTGATTTGAGCGGCGTCAGCGCGAGCGAGTGCAATCGCGGAGCTGCGCTAGCGGCGGAGCGATGTAAGGAGTGAGCTTAGGAACTAGGCAACGGCGACAAGCACAACTTAATCGTACCTAGTGACGCCACATAATACTTCACAACCAGCGGCATATCATTATCTAGGTACATCTCGATTTGATTGCACAAGTTTGTACACTTGATAAAATACCCGAGGTTTTTGAGTGAGAACTCGCCCTGGATAATCTTCCCCGCATCCTTCTTATGAAGAAACTCCATGCTTCCATCCGACTCTACACGACGCACCTCCGCCGTCGCAAATTGTCCCGAACACCTAAAAATCAGCTCATTCCCCACCGATTTAATCTCCAGCTTCTCTGAAATACACGAGAGGTCGCGAATAATCTTCTGAAAATCACAGGATGGGAGGTTAATGACGCTAGAAAATGCAACCTGGGGTTCGACCAAGTCTTCGGGGTCGGGTTCGATGAGCCTAAGTTTTTGCGTCTTGCATTGTTTGATATCGCCGTTCTCGAATTTCAGACCCAGATACGAAACAACGCCGTCATTGTAGTCCTTCTTCTCGATATAAATCGTGAGAGTATCATCATTGTCAATCGAATTGATGAGTTTGAACAGGTGGAACATATTCACACCAATGATGATTTTGTCAAGCGCGCATTCGTAGAGCTCAAAATTCACGGCTTCCAGGAACATGTGCGCCAACATCGTATGCGATTTGTCCATATTGATAATCCGAATTCCGTCCTTTTGAAACGTAATATTGGTCTCAATCAGGATTTCCTTTAGCGCACACATCATCGTTCGAACAGGCGCGATTTGGACGGTTTTAATCACGAGGACGTTGTCAGAGGCGGGACCAGCGCCGTATGAATCGGAAACGGTGGACGCGGACGTGGCAGCAGCAGCGGCTCCTCCTCCGGAGGTATGTGCGTTTGAATTCGAAAAACTCATATCTTTATACATATCATTTTATAAATCTTTATATCTATTTATTATGATGAAACATACGCAGAATCAAAATACGCGTATAATATAATGAAAGATACAAAGCATACACGACGCATAAAAGACGTACGAACACGAACGCGTACACGAACGCGTACACGACGACGGAAACATGTAGTAGTAATGCGCCATAGCAGCAAACATGCCGCCCCCACCGACGACGGTTGGGTCCGCGTCACCATCCGCGGCGCGCCTTATGAACGCGGCGTTTCCCACGGAAAACAAATCGTCGCCACCGACCCCTCCATGTTCACACGGATGTTCTCCGTCTATGATTTCCTTTTTAGGGAAGGATACGGCCGCGATATCGAGTTTTTCTACGGACTCTGCGACGATTTCTACCGCCCCATCATCAAGCGCCGATTTCCGAAGATATTCCGAGAGATGGAAGGAATCGCTGCGGGGGCGGGCGGTGGGGTACGTGTGTGCCAGGTCATCCTTATTAATGTCTATATGTCGCTCCCCTATTTCTACGCGCATTTGTTGCGGTATATCGACACGCCAAAATACCGCGGGAAATACGCCGACGTGATACGCGATGAACTCGCCATCGCTGCCAACCCCGCCGCACTTTCGGCCCGCGCCGCGCGTCTTAACGAGTTCAAAGACAGGTGTTCGCTTGTCATGGCTGTAGGCAAGGGATGGACGAAAGACGGCGGGATTGTATGCGGCCATTCCTCCTTTAGCAATTTCCTCGACGCCCAATTCTGTAATGTCATCCTGCGAATCGAACCCGAGGCGGGGGATGGATGCACGATGGTGATGCAAACGATGCCAGGTGGTGTCTGGAGTATGACCGACTTCTTCGTCACGAGCGCGGGAATCGTGGGGAGCGAGACGACGATAAGCGGGTTCAATGCCTTTGCGCTGCGCGACCCGATTTGTTGCAGAATCCGCGAATGTATGCAATACGGGAAAACTTTAGAAGAATATGCCGAGAGATTGCAAAAACGGAACTCGGGGGATTATGCGTGTTCGTGGATGTTTGGGGACGTCGGCGGAAAGCCGCGCATCATGCGTGTCGAACTCGGTCTGAATTACGTCAATGTAGAAACGACGCGGGATGGTGTATTCCTCGGGTTCAATTCTGCGTATGACGAGAGAATTAGGAATATTGAATGCACAGATGCATTGTCGTCAAAGGCGGCGACTAATGCGACGGGTGCTGGCGCGATTGACGGGGGTGGAAGTGGCGGGAGCGGATGGCGCGACGTTTCATCGAGTATCGGCAATCGCCGCGTCCAATTGGAGAAACTGACGGAGAAGTACCGCGGGCGGATAGATACGGAAGTCATGAAACGAATCCTCGCGGACCATTATGACAATCATTTAGGGAAAACGGCGGCGAATTCGCGGACGGTTTGTAAACATGGATACACTGATAAAGGGGAAGGTGGAGCGACGATCCCTTATAAGCCGGTGGGCGCCTACGATACAAAAATCGCGGATAGCGCGTTGGCGAAACGGATGTCGTTTTTGGCGCATTGGGGGCCGCCCTGTGGGACGCCGTTCATTGTGAAGGAACATATGAAGAAACACCCGGAGTGGAAGGACTGGGCGGAATATTTAGCGGATTTTCCGCGGAGGGGGTGGGTGGAGGCGTGATTTTAGGAAGAAATCGCGTTCCACGAGGAGGCGTTGAAAAACGTGAAGAATTGATTCTCAATATTGGAAGAATAAAATATTGAGAATATGTATAATTGACGATAATAAAGATGGCGAAGAAAAACCAAGAAGCCCTAATATTAGAAACGTTAAAATCAGCAATGGACCTGGCAGGTGATGATGCTGAATTAAAAAAAAAAATCAAAGAGAATTTTTGCGCAGACGCAGCCGGACCCGCACCCGCACCCGCACCCGAAGCCGCAGCCGTAGTCGGAGTCGGAGAAAAAGACGAAGAAGTCAAACTAGACGAAACCCAATCCAACGACGAAGTCGAAACCCCCGGCCAACCCGCCACCGGCCAACCCGCCACCGGCCAACCCGGCGGTCGCCGTCGTTCCAAGCGCCGCTACGGTAAGAAGGGCGCCAAGAAGTCCAAGAAGGGCGCCAAGAAGTCCCAGAATGGCGGTCGTCGTTCTAGCAAGAATCGCCGCAAGCATTCGCACCGCAGCCGCAAGCATTAAACGCGAACGCGTATTTCATTATTTTTAGCAAGATTTCGCAAAAAATAATGGCAAAACATGGGAGGTTAGTGGCGGCGATGTTTGGTTCGACGGCGGCGGGTGTGGCGGTGGGGGCGTTTATATGTATGATTCGACCTATAACGTTGATTTTTTATTTTTGTTAGTTTTTTACCTCCATTGAAAAGACCGGTTCGTGTTTGTCTAGGAGTAGATTCTGAAATAAAAAAATTATATAGTCGATTTAACATATCTATTGATACTGTTATCTGACAAGTCGGGTCTTTAAAACCAAGTTCATGCGGCATTGTTTCATCTGGAACAAACTCTCTAAGGTCTATAAAATCGTGTCCATTATATCGACGACACATAAACCAGTTCATTTCACCTTGTGTTAAAGACCGACCCACACTATTTTGTGATATATTTAATGGCAACCAATTGGTTATTCGTTTATTAATATCTCTATCATCAACAACAACACTTGGTGCCGATGTGACTCGTAAAAATTGACTTTTTGTAAATTGCGGAAATGGTTGGTCTAATTTTGTCATCAATCCTTTCGATACTAAAAACGTTTTCAGTAGGCATTTTACTGATTCCACATGATATATCGGACATCCTGCAACATGTGGAATAAGTTTTATCCCAATTGCGTTATGACTAGTTACTTCAGTCTTACTTAATCGTTCGATCGGGATATATAATATTGTATCGTGAATCCCCACAGGAGCTTCTATAAACGGCATAGTTGTTTTATCTAGTGCTTCAATTTGAATTTCCCACTTAGTTATTAAATCAACATAATTTGACCGTAACAAGTAAATTTGACTCATTACTATATAATAACAATAGAAATAACAATAATAAAGTATATATACTCATAGTATTATCATTTCCAATGTCTATCTCATCATCGTCCCCCGCTCCCTCCCCCTCCCTCCCCGACACCATCGCCATTCTCTCGGAGATATGGAATGCAAACGCGGCCATCCCCGGCAACGAGTACATTCTCGAGCGAATCCACACCTACGTGAAAACCCAACTCCCGCAATCCATCAAAAACTACCAGACCGCGCATAGTGAACGCGAAACACGCAAGAAATCTCTCGCACTCGTCGCCGATGAAATCACCGAGTCGTTCCTAAACCGGACCAAATATTTCTACTGCCCTGCATCCGAATTGTATTTCACGTATAACAACCAGGTCAGGTATTCGCTGATACATGAGGACGAGATTCATCACCGGGTCCTCTCGTTCACCTCTTTCACCTCCGGCGCCAATGGCGCCTCGGTGCTTATCTCGGCACCTGTCTCGGAAGCCTCCGGCGCCAAAGGCACCTCCGCATCCTCATCAGTTACCTCGTATGGTGGTGCGAATATGGGCGCGGTTGGCGGTGCGAGCATTAGCACGAACATTAGCACGAGCGCAAAGTACCGAATCAAGAACAAAATCATCAAAAGCATCCAATCCCGCGATATTCTCTCATCCATCCCCGAATCCCGCACCATCCAAAACGTGATTGGACAACTCTACCCCGCGCTCTTCCGTACTCGTGATCACGCCAAGTATTTCCTCACCATCCTCGGCGACGTTCTTCTCAAAAAATCCGCGCCTCTCGTCTACTTCATCCCGCCCGTCGCCAAAGAGTTCATCAAAGACCTCGGTGGCGAGTGCTACTCCCTCTTTGGTTCTGCATCGAACGCGTTTACAACCGCATTCAAGTTCAAATATTATGAGCACCAGTATAAGGATTGTCGGGTCGTGGATATAAATGCGCCGGCGACGCCTAGTTCGGCATCACTCTTATCGTCTTCCCTTGGGTCTCGAAACGCCGGCTTCCGTCTCTCGCATATCCCTGATCTGAAATCCGCCGTCATTGACGTATTCTGTGTGGCCGCTCATTATTCGCACCGGTTCGGCAGTGCAGACGATTTCTTGCGTCTTCATTGTAAGACGCCCGATGTCGCCACACATGCGTGGTTCTTGCGCGACCGAACTGACCAGCAAATCATCCACGAGTTTGTAGAATATGCGACCGAGCCCGCGTCTGCCGATCACGAAATATCCATGACAAATATGCTGTATCTTTGGAAGATGTATCTCTCGGATTTTCGTTTACCAACGATGTTTTTTGCCGCGACATTGCGTGCGAAGCTGGCCGAGTACGCCACGGCCTCGGTGGTCTCGGTGGCCTCGGTGGCCTCGGATGCATTCCCCCACCGCACCAGTCGCTACCTCCCCGTCGTCAGCCAGTTTCGCCAATTTTGGGGGGAACACTGCATTGTAAATGATACGGAAATCGAGTTGGAAATTGATGAACTTTCAACGCTATTCAAGGATTACACTGCTCCGCTCGGTTCTGCGAACCTCGCGTCCGCTTCTGCGTCCGCTTCCGCTTCCGCTTCTGCATCCGCTTCCGCTTCTGACACCACTCTTCTCGGTATTCTCCGCCACTTCTACCCCGATATCATCATTGAGGACGATAAGTACATTCTGAATGTGGGATGCCGTCTTTGGAATAAGAACGCCGAAATCAACGAGTACCTGCTTCAATTCAAGGAACAATGTATCTCACATAATCTCTCGTTTCCGCAGCCGTTGTACAATGCATACGAATACTACTGTGGACGATGCTACGCCGCGACGAAGCGCCGGATTATTAGTAAGCGGTATTTCGAGAAGTATTTCATGGAGGAATACGCGGAATACCTCGATGAAAATAGTATGATTACAATAAATTGGTGGGCGACGGATGACGACACGTCGTCGCATCACGACGCAGCGGAGGAGGACGCGGCAGAGGACGCAGAAGACGACGCCATGCACACATTGTCGTAAAAATTATAGAGAATCGCGCGTGTATCTTTCTTCGCCTCGGGATGAAACATAAACCCGTATACGCGTCCCTTTTCAAACTCAAACGCAGCCGCACGGCGCCGTCCATCACGAAACTCGGTAAACCAAGCAATCTCTCGAACACCTGCCTTCTTCGCCCGGGGCGTAACCACCGGAAGCTCGTGGAAATATACATAAACATCCAATTTTCGTGTGTCTTCTTTACAGCGAAATATCGGGTGACCGGACAGTTCTGCTTTTACTTCTTCTTTATTCCAGTAACTATCGTATGATATCAAGTCCCCGCCATAATACGTCATTAAAAATTGACACCCGTGGCATATTCCTAATACAGGTAACTTCGGAAAATGAAATAAGTAATACAGTTCTAATTCTAACGCAGATTGCGGTTCTTCGGGGTGAATTCGATTCTTAGCCCCAGGAAATATCAATCCACATATATCCGTACGACGAGTGATGGCGGGGTCACACTTACCCACAATTGTGTACGGTATTTTTCGTGACGTGAGTGTTCTAGTTAAATGCGATAGTTGGTTTACATTATTCGGTTTATTTCGGGTAATAATCAGAAGCATTTTATTTGTATATAATTCGTGGATTCGTATACGATATACAAATATAATAATCGCTCGCCCGCTCGCTGCGCTCAATACTCGCTCCCCCGCGCTCGCTGCGCTCCCCCGCCATCTATCCGCGTAACCCGCCCACTTTCGAGGTAGATTTTCATCGGGAATGTGGTAGCCATCGACGGGTCATGCGTAACAACAATCAGCGTCGTCTTTTTCGACATTTCATTAATCATCTGAAGAACATAATTCTTGTGAAATGCGTCCACCGCTGCAGTGGGTTCATCCATAATCGTGATTGGTTTGTTACTCAAGTAGCTTCGCAGCAAGTAAATAATCTGGCGCTGACCGCCACTCAGTTTCTCGCCTCTCGCCCCCGCCATCGTATCCAGTCCCTGGGGCAGTTTCTTGAACACATTCATTATTTTCAGGCGGTCCAATATTTTGATGACTTCTTCTTTCGGCGTATTTGTGGCGTAGCATATATTATCTATCACCGACCGATTAAATAATACAACCTTCTGCGATACAATCGATAATTTGCTTCGCAAGTATTCGCGGTCAATATTGCGACTATCTTCCCCGTCAAAAAGAATCTGTCCTTCGGTCGGCTTGAAAAACCCGGATAATAGTTTGATGATGGTCGATTTGCCGCTGCCATTTGTTCCGATAATGGCAACGCGGTCGAGAGGTTTGATTTTGAAAGACACACTGTCGAGGATTTTCGGGGGGGCTTCGCCGGGTGTCTCGGTAGCGGCGGTGGCGTATTGAAACGACACATTTTTGAATTCAATATCACCGGTAATCGGTATATCTTTCGTATCCCCAGTTGCATCGGCCTTATCCACTAAAAGTTTGCGAACATCCATTTCATTTTCGGCAAGCTTGCCATACTCCGCAATGACACGAATACTTCCTTGGGATGATGTCTTGATGTACCGAATGAAAAACAACATAATAATAATGACCTTTATGGTCGAGTTTTTGTCGATTTTATGTTTTTTATACAAGCGAAGTATTAGATATACGTATACCACAAGTACCATTATCACCATGATTGACAGCACATACCCTCCGGTGGACGTGCTCCATAATTGTGTTTCATGTGCGTCGTCATATATACTGTGTTTATTCGTCAGGAACTCTTTTTCATCCTTGAGTTTCTTTGTGCATATAATACTGATAGAATTGCTCAATACGTCGTCAATGTTCGACATTAATAGTTTCTCTTCATTTTCTCGTCGTTCCGATGTATTCTTCGTATCCATTAAGATGTAATAATACAAAATGAAATACAATACAAAAACAATGAGCGTCATTCCTCCAATAAAAGGATTCAAATATAGAATATACCCGAGAATTACGACAGATGTAAGAACGAAAGTCACCACCCAGTAAATAAACCTACCGGTAAATGTGGTTACAGTATTCGGTATCTTCAGTGCTTTGATAATATGGTTTGAAATGTCTTCTTTTTCATAGTTCACCTCGATGTTTTTGAAGATGACGTCGATTAACTCAAACCGTATGAATTTCTCCATCAGTGGGTAGTAAATCTTGTCGTAATAATTACTGAACATATACACGGTATCTACGGCAATGCTTAATCCGGCTATCTTCAATAGAATCGTAATTGACTCCGAGTATTGCATATTATTGATAGCGGTTGTAAAATGCGAAAATAGGTCCGATAATACAATCATCTCAATCGGGTTGCATATTAACGTTGTTATAATCGTTATGAATATCCATATTTTATTCTGTTTCAAAAAATCTAAAATATATCCAATAATGATATTATTCGTCATAAAATGACTGTTGTAATACTATTATAATAATGTAATACTATTATTATTATAATTTATGCATGCGCGTCCGTAACCTCCGCGGCTGCTGCGCATTAACGCCTCTTCGGTGTACTCCGTAACCTCCGCGGCGCATTAACGCCTCTTCGGTGTACTCCGTAACCTCCGCGGCGCATTAACGCCTCTTCGGTGTATTCACAAGCCTAGTGCGGCGCCCGGTCTTGGCATTAATCTTGATAGCACCGAACTTACCCTTACGAGCAGTGTAACCATACTTGCGCAGACGGTTCTCCTTCTTGGCAGTAACGTGTTTCTTCGCAGAAACGATACGCCCGTGCTTGTTAAAGACGAGCGCAGACTTGGTAAGACCGCCGGGGGTCTTGTAAGCAGTTCCGTGCCACACCTGGGCGCGAGACCCTTCCAACATTTCGTATGCATGTCCATGAACGTGGTACTTGCCATCATGGCCGCGATCAAGTCGTTTCACCATTTTACTAAATCTCTCGTTATAAATATTCATTAGAAAAAAACGTCATGGTCTGGTCAAAAGGAGTTCGTTATCGGCGCCCCGAATCCGCCAGGAGCCCCCGACCATCGACCAAACCGGTTGAGATTATTCACCGCATATACCTTTTTCACGTTTTTGGTTTCAGTGGCGACGCGGATATTCTGCGCATAAAGCATCTTTTTCGTGATGCTCGTATTATTCGTAGATGTCACCATTCCGGTCGACGGATTCGAGAGATTCGGACATTTATAATAAGGAACGCGGATATCATTGTTTTGGTTATTGATGACGGTTGGATTACCCGATGCGTCATACTGAACGAGTGCGTCATTGATTTTGAATATGTCGCTACAGGTGAGACCTGTGCCGTAACTTGTGCGATATCGTGGTGCAGCCATGCGCGTATGTATGTATGCGCGTATGTATGTAATGATACATATTCACTTCAAAATAAAATTGAAAGTGAGTTAAACCTTTCGTCGTAATATACAGTACCCACCCCATTTCTATCAACGGTCATCAAATCGAAATGCCGCCTAAAGTTGCTTCTAAATCTGCCGCTGCCGCCGCCGCTGCCGCCACCGCTGGTGCCGCCGATGCCGGAAATACACAAGAAACAGAAAACCTCCAAAAATACCAAAAGATGACGGACCGTGAACACATTCTCAAAAAACCGGACACGTATATTGGAACAATCGAACCGACGGACACGATGGAGTATGTAATGGAAGATGAAGAAGAGACGGCTACGGCTACCGCCACCGCTGCCACCGCCCCCGCCACCACCGCACTTACCCGCCGCAACATCACCTACATCCCCGGTCTCTACAAACTCTTCGATGAAGGAATGGTGAATATGCGCGACCACGTAGTCCGACAGGCGCAAGCCGTCGCAGACGGCAAACCCGACGCACTCCCCGTCACCACCCTCGAAGTCGAGATTGACCCCACCGACGGGACGATTCACATGACAAATGACGGCAACGGAATCGATGTCGCCCAGCATCCGGAGCATAAACTCTGGATTCCTGAGATGATTTTCGGCCATCTTCGCACTTCTACCAACTACGATGAAAGCAAGAAGGAGAAAATCGTTGGCGGGAAGAACGGGTTCGGATTCAAACTCGTCCTCATCTGGTCGGTGTGGGGTCGTGTAGAGACGGTTGACCATATTCGCGGACTGAAATATACGCAAGAGTTCCGGAACAATCTCTCGGAAATCGTACCTCCCGTCATCACGAAAACCAAGGTCAAGCCATATACCCGCGTATCATTCCGCCCCGATTACGCCAGGTTCGGTCTATCCGGCAACAATCTCACCGCGGATATGGCGGCGCTCTTTCTGAAGCGGACCTACGACATCGCTGCAGTCACCGACAAGACTGTGAAAGTTAAATACAATGGCCAACTCGTGCCAGTAAGACATTTCCAACAGTATGTCGACCTCTACATTGGCGCGAAGGGCGACGGCGCCGCCGTAAAGCGCATCTATGAGAACCCCGACCCGCGCTGGGAGTACGTCGTTTGCCTCACTACCACGGACGAATTCGCACATATCTCATTCGTGAATGGGATTTACACGCCCCGCGGAGGCAAGCACGTCGAATATATTACCAACCAAATCGTGCGCAAGCTCGCAGAGGTCATCAAGAAGAAGAAGAAGGTCGACGTCAAACCCAACACCATCAAGGAGCAGTTGATGCTATTCCTGCGCTGTGATATCGAGAACCCATCTTTCTCCAGTCAAACCAAAGACGAACTCGGTACAGCTGTCGCCAATTTCGGTTCGTCATGCAAAGTCAGCGACGAGTTCATCGAGAAACTCGCGAAGATGGGAGTCATGGATGCCGCGTGTGCGCTGACCGAAGTGAAAGACACGAAAGCCGCGAAGAAGACGGATGGCGCGAAAACCCGGACGATTCGCGGAATACCGAAACTCGTCGACGCGAATTATGCGGGGTCGCCTGACAAATCCGCGCAGTGCACCATTATCCTTTGCGAAGGAGACTCCGCGAAGGCCGGTATCATCAGCGGTCTTAGCAAAGAAGACAGGAATTATATCGGTGTTTACCCGATGAAGGGCAAACTCTTCAATGTTCATGGCGAGACGACGAAACGCATCTCAGAGAATCGCGAGATTGCGGAAATCAAACAAATCATCGGTTTGGAGTCGGGGAAGACATACACCGCCGCTGATGTAGCCACACGGTTGCGGTATGGCAAGGTCCTCTTTATGACCGACCAGGATTTGGACGGCGCACACATTCAAGGTCTCGGCATCAACCTCTTCCAGATAGAGTGGCCGTCGCTGACGAAGATTCCTGGATTCATCGGGTTCATGAATACGCCCATTCTGAAAGCACGCCGCGGGGCCCAAGAAGTCCTCTTCTACAATGATGGCGAGTTCGAGGCGTGGAAGAAACAGTTTCCTGGGGAGGTTGTCCCCGCGAGCTGGCACACAAAATATTACAAAGGTTTGGGTACGAGCACTGGGAAGGAGTTCAAGGAATACTTTGAGCAGAAGAAGATGGTCGAGTTCGTGCATACCGGTGACGTATCCAATGACCGGCTGGATATGGCGTTCAATAAGAAGCGCGCGGACGACCGGAAGGAGTGGTTGTCGAACTACTCGCGCGAGGCCTACCTCGATACATCCAAGCCGTCGATTCCGTATGAAGAGTTCGTGGACCGCGGCCTCATCCACTTCTCCATCTACGACAATGAACGCTCTATCCCGAACCTGATGGATGGACTGAAAATCTCGCTGCGTAAGATTCTGTATGCGGCATTCAAGAAGGGGGGGTTAAAGACGGAAATCAAGGTGGCGCAATTCAGCGGTTATGTCAGCGAGCACTCGGCGTATCATCATGGCGAGGCGAGTCTGAATGCGGCAATTGTAGGGATGGCGCAGAATTTCGTAGGGAGCAACAATATCAATCTGCTTGAACCCAATGGTCAGTTTGGGAGCAGATCTGCGGGGGGTTCCGACAGTGCGAGCGAAAGATATATCTTCACGCAACTCAACCGACTGACACGACTCATCTACCGCCAAGAAGACGACGCGGTGTTATCGTATATCGACGATGACGGCCAGATGGTCGAACCGGTATACTATGCACCAGCGATTCCGATGATTCTCGTGAATGGAAGTAAGGGTATCGGCACGGGATTCAGCACGGATGTTATGCCGCATAACCCGCTTCAAATCATCGCGTATATTCGGGCGATGCTTCGCGACGTCGCAAAAGGGAGTGCCGACCGACCCGTCATTGAGCCGTATTTCAAGGGATTCAAGGGGACTATTAAGAATATATCAACTGAAGCGCAGCAGCCGAAGTTCCTCATCAAAGGCACCTACGAAATCATCGCCGACCGTAAAGTCCGCATCACCGAACTCCCCGTGGGAACTTGGACGGATGATTATAAGGAATTCTTAGAGAAACTCATGGACGCGCCAGCTGCGTCAGACAAGAGCAAGGGCGACAAGGACAAGGACAAGGCCGCAGCCGTCCCCGTCCTCAAAGAATACAGCGATATGTCAACCGACTCCGTCGTAGATATTACCGTGACGTTTCATCCATCTTACCCCTACACGCCCAAAGACTTACAAGCCGCAATCATCGATGCCGACGCAGGAACAAACAAACTCGAGAAACTCCTCGGATTATTCACGACGCAAAGCACATCGAATATGAACCTCTTCGATGCACGCGAGAAACTCCGAAAATACACTACCATCTACGATATCATCGAGGATTATTATACGGAGCGTCTGGCCCTTTACGCCAAACGCAAGGCAGCAATGCTCGCCCAACTTGCGAATGAACTGCGCGTCCTGACAAACCGCGCCCGATATATTCAGGAAGTCCTCGACGACAAGTTGGAACTTCGAAGGCAGACAAAGGAGGCGATTTTCGCGAAGATGACGGAGCACGGTTACGAGCACATCGAGGGTGATACCGAGTTTAAATACCTGCTGAAGATGCCGATGGATAGTGTGACGGATGAGAATGTCAGGAACCTCCTCGCGGACCGTGATACCAAACGCGCGCAGCACCAGGGACTCCAAGAGACATCGATTCAAGCATTATGGACACGTGACTTGGATGAATTGGAGGCGGAGTACCGTAAGTGGTTGGCGGCGGCGGCGGCGGCGGCGGCGAGCGGGGGGGGCAGCGCGGGTGCGGTCGGAGGAGGCGCGGCGGCGGCGAGCAAGAAGAAGATGGTCGTGAAGAAGAAGGCGTAGGGTTGTAGTAGGTAGGTAGAATACGAAGAAGGCGTAATATTTTCTATTCTATTTTTACAAAAAATTTCTTACTTAAATGTAATAATGGTCTCATCCACACATTAATCGCACACAAAGACGAAATACCAGTAACATCAATGTCATAAAAAGCCAAAGGTGTTATTCGCGTTCCACCTTTATTGAAGTGTATTCAAAGCGATGTGTTGTGAATGGATATATGTCATCCAAAACACATCTATGAAATCAATGATAATGCTGCATTTCCATTCGTAGTATTTGATTACTAACTATTTTCTATTTGATTCATGGGAGGCGCAGCAGAGCGCGCTCTGCTGCTGCTGCTGCTTCTGCTGCTGCTGCTGCTGCGCGCTCTGCTGCGTTGCGTGCTTCAGTTATTTGACGCAGACGTTCTGCTTCGCGTTGTTGCGCTTCTGCGTCTGTGAAAGACGGGTATCCACCAACACCTCCTTTCTGCTTCCTGGACCGCGACTTTGACTTATTCTCTCTTAAAAGAACCAATCCAAATTTACCTTTCTTGGTGCCGTACCCAGCCTTAATCAAGCGTTTCTCTTTCTTGGCGGTTGCGTGTTTCTTTTTTGAAACGATGCGTCGGTGCTTATTCATAATAAGGTCGTTTTTGACTAACTGTCCGTCGGAACCTTTTTGGAACCGGCTCATTTTATGTGAAGTAGTTTATATTATATTTATGCTTGTTATACTTATACTAAATATTTTATATTTTATGTAAAAATAGTTGATGAGTGTTGACATTCGGCAATTAGACCGTTGTATTGGAGACGGAGTATCGCAAATGGGCGGCGGAGGCGGCGAGCAAGAAGAAGAAGGTCGTGAAGAAGAAGGCGTAGGTAGAATACGAATAATACGAATAATACGAATAATACGAATAATACGAATAATACGAATAAATGTATTTGTAATAAAATCTTTTTCTTTATCTTATGTAAATAACTATGTATAAACGCACCCGAAAACGAAATACAAATAAGGTCAAACAAGACACCCAGAAGGCGTGTTCATACAAAAAGGCAAAAGGTTCAATTTCAGTTTCAAATTTCTTGAAGTGTATTCAAATCGATGTGTTGCGAACGGATATAGGTCATCCAAAACACATCTATGAAATCAATGATAATGCTGCATTTCCATTCGTAGTATTTGATTACGGTGGTGGACATGCGACGATTTATAACAATCGTTTCAATGAAGAGTCAAATCGTGGCGAGTTAAGTAACAAACTCATGGATGTAAAATATGAACAAATATTTCCAGGGGATAATGGAATGAACGATAAATATTGGAGGTTCAAACGCGGAGTTGAACGGGGTAACAATATTCTTTTTCAAACCGGAAAAGGTAAATACATTTTTGTAGGCAAAGGCATTCACTCGTTTTCGTCCATAAACGGTGACACTATTCGCAATTTTTATTCGCCGATGGGTGGGAATTATGATTCTTTTCCGTATGCGGTTGGTGACAAATACGTATATTTGCTTAATGAAAAAAAATACGCACCTATCGGTGAATTTGACGAAAAGCGCGATGCAATCCGTCAATATTATTGTTATGATACAACTGAATGTAAAAAATATAAAACAGTTTCATTGCCAATGAAAATATTATATAAGCCGTTACACGGTTATTATTTATAAGTTAAAACCACGGCTTCAACTCCAACGTCTTGTGCTTGTAATCCGAGAAATTAGGCCGCGCAATCGGCGTATACATGTTGCTCACATCGCGCTTATACTGAATGTAGCCCTCCGCCTCACCATGTACACGAGGAACACAATATTCAAATACTAATTCATTCAACTCGATAATCTGCTCGCGGATATCGGTGGGCGCATTCGCCGCATTCTGGAGATAAATCGACCGCATGATGATGCGCAATGTGTCACAGTCCTGTTCACCAATGACATATTTGCCACGTGAACGAACGTAAACACCTGCGCGAATACCGTTCTGAATAATCTGCATATTTTCCTTGCTAAAGAATGCATTGGATAGCGCCGTATTTTCCCAAATGCCGTTGAGTGCATCACGATAGGTCACGCACTGATGTACTGGATTTCTATCATAAAGCGCAAACTGGTCCTGTGTTGGCGGCGTAACAATATCCAGACGCCCATTTTTAGGTTGTCCAATAAATGTTTCTTCCGGTAAAGCGCGATACTCGAATCGGTTCATTGTATAATAATCTGTGTATTATATAGAATATTTTATATTATTTTAATACATAATAATTATATAGATTCACGCGATGGATATTATTTCAAATGCTAAGAATGTGGGTTCTTCCGCTTTTGGAAGTTCATCATCTGGCTCAAGTGGAAGTGACGGTGGAGGCGGCGGTGGCGGCATATTTAGCAGTTTTACCAGTCTATCGATTCAAAAGATGGCGTTACTGCTTGGAATCATCGCGTTCATTATATCTGTCGTAACCGTCGCGATTTTATTGTGGAAGTCAAAGAGTACGCAGAAATGGCCGCCTGAGATTTCGAAATGCCCTGACCGTATGGATGTAAGCGGAAATGCATGTGTTGATAATTATGGTTTATTCGGAACCCAACCCAATTATTCTGCACTATCTACAGATACCCCATGTACCAATTTCGGCGTCATTACAGGTAGAATATATACGTCCACTGGATTTGCTGGTGATAACGCCTATGTTCCATGGGAAGGAATATTGGATGGCAAAGCATCGCGTGCAAGTTCGCTTAAATGTACAACCTGATTCATGAAATGAAATGAATGAATGACATAAAATACAATTGTATGTCATTTGATGCGTTCAACGGCGCGGTGCAGTGTAGTGCGGTGCGGCGCGGAATGGTCTACATACGGTAAGCACCCGGTGCCGCAACCGACGCTTGTTGTGCCACTGCGGGAAGAGAATCCGACGGCGAACCAATTCCAAACATACCAGTTCCAGCCTTCATATTGCTCGTTGCGCACATGGAGTAGAAGAGGCGCGCCTGGAAGTAGGTCAATCCATAGACCAGAATCATCAAAAACGAGTAAAATCCACTCAAAAGCGTTATTTTTCCCCTAAATAGAAGTACCAGCGATACGATGAACCCAAAACAGGCGACGACCAAGAAAATTAAATTCACGACAGTAAGCCAGTAAAATAGCACACAGTAGTCCTTATCGAGAGGAGTAAATAGTTGTTGAATTGTGTCCATTCTATGAATATACCCGGTTATAATATATAAAAACAAAAAAAGGTATTCAATTAGTGTATTGAATCATGAATAAAATAGAAACAACATCCATACATCCATCCACCATTAATTATACCCAATTCCTCGGTCGAGAAACCATTTATAATAATATCCGCGACTTTTTGGCATCATTTCAAAAGAACAAAAGCGATCTTACATTCAAGCGCGGAATATACATCTATGGCGCGCCAGGTTCCGGAAAAACGGAGTTCGTCATTCGATTATTGAAAGAACTGAACTATGACATTGTGAAATATGATGCAGGGGATATACGCAATAAGTCCATCATCGACTCGATTACGCAACACAATATATCCGACAAGAATATCATGTCCATATTCCACCGTAAAATCCAGAAAATCGTCGTCGTCATGGATGAATTGGATGGGATGAATAATGGCGATAAGGGCGGAATCACCTCCCTCATCAAGTTAATTCGGCCTAAAAAAACAAAGAAACAGAAACAGGAAGAAATCACGATGAACCCCATCATTTGTATTGGCAATTACCACATCGACAAGAAAATCAAAGAACTGATGAAGGTGTGTTATGTCTATGAGTTGAAAACACCGACACCGCTTCAAATGACGCAAATCATTGATATGACGATGGGCGGGGGAAGTATGGATGCGGGAATGCGAAAGAATATCGTCGCGTTTGTCCAAGGCAACCTGCGCAAACTTGGTGCTGTCGCCGAGATGAGTAAAAAATCCAATACAATCCTCGCGAATAACATACTTCACGCCATTTTTCAACCGAAAACATATAATGAAGATATCAAGAAAATCACCGAAAAACTGTTGAATACCGAATACTCCATATCAGAACACAATGTGCTCATCAATGAGACAGACCGAACTACGATTGGCTTACTATGGCATGAAAACGTGATTGATGTATTGGAAAAGATGCCGATTGAAGTATCCGCGCCATTTTATAAGCTCATCCTTGACAATATATGCCAGGCGGACTACTTTGACCGTATTACATTCCAGAACCAGATATGGTTGTTCAATGAACTTTCGTCGTTGATTAAGACCTTCTACAATCATTATCTGTATCATAAATCGTTCCCTAAAAAACCGCGGTTTCATCCCACCGAAGTGAGGTTTACCAAAGTGCTTACAAAATACAGCACCGAGTACAATAACCAACTGTTCATACAGAGTTTGTGTATGCAACTCTCCATGGACCAGAAAGACCTCTTCGCTTTTTTCTTGACACTGAAAAAACAGTATACCGAGGATGAAATACCGCGTATATTGGAAATGTACGAGATTACCAAATTGGATGTGAATCGTATCTATCGATATTTAGACAAATATATGGAAAAAATGGACCCGGGGGGTGGGGGTGGGGGTGTCGTGGTCGAATATGACACAGAAACAAATGACAATAATGGTGGATAGTCTGTGTTGTGGGTGGGGAGGGGAGGGGGAGGGCGCGGACGCGTTTGAATAAACCCAAAAAGATATAACGGATATTTAGAAACATTTTATTCATTCATTCATTCATTTAGAAATAGTTGTCATGGGCGCATCTATTTCGCTGGATTCGAAATACAGATTGATATTGAATACGGAGGTCGAATGTATTTCTATAAATACGTCATCCCCGAAGGCGAAGGCGAAGGCTACTGGCGGCGGCAGTGGCCGCAAGGCCCGCAAGGACCGCGACGACGACGACCACCACGGCAGCGACAAAAGCGGAAGCGACAGTGGAAGCGACTCTGAGAGCGGAAGCGGAAGCGACTCTGAGAGCGGAAGTGATAGCGACGGCGAAAAGACATACACGGTGAAATTGACACCCGAGATTATTGGATATATTCGTAGTTATATTCGTAAGACCCAATTTTTGGACGAGTTCGATTTAATCACCGAGATTGAACTTGATAAATACGACCATGCACCCGGGTCGGCATTAGTATTCAATTCCGACTCGATTGTATTCATGCCAAACAATCAAACCTTAGAGGCGGTGGGTGAGTGGGAATACCTTGAGCCTGATAAACCTGTCGTGTCGTCGTCGTCGAAATCGAAATCGAAGAGTGGTGGTGGACGAAGCCGTCACCATCATGACGACGACGACGACGACGACGACGAAGACCGTCACCGCGACCGCTCGTCTAGCAAATATAAAACAAAAGATGACGACCTTCCAGTTGGCGAGATTGAGAATGTTATTACTGAGAAATTCCAGGAATATAACAAGACACGTGAGTTCGTTATTCACGAGTCAAAGAGCAGTTTTCTTGCATTACTTATCAATTCCGTGGAGGTTGTGAAGGTCTAATTCCGTGACATTCCATGCCATTCCATTCCATTCCATTCCATGATTCCATGATTCCATGATTCCATTCCATTCCATGATTCCATTCCATTCCATTTGATGTATAAACATTCATTATATATCAAACATATATCGCTTGTATCGCGGTCATCACTGTATTACATATATATAACTTCCTTATCCGGTTCATGCGTGGGCTGCATCGGCGATTGCCCCCGGCGTTCATTTTGAGCCAATAGTTCATACTTGGATTGAAGCAGACGGTATTCTTCCCGTAACTGGTCTATCACTTTATTACGCTCATCAACATCCACTTGTAGTTTCTGAATAATCTCGACCACTTGTTGGTTATTCAATGCGACGGGAGGTTGGCCTGGTTGCTGTAATAGGATTTGGCCTCCCGCGCCCGCTCCTGCAGCCCCCGCAGCCCCCGCCGCAGCCGCGTCTTCCACCATTTTCGCCCGTTCCATTTCCAGTTTACGTGTTTGTTCAATCACATCCGGTTTCATTTCGGGGCGTCCTGGCGCATAATCCTCCAACTGTTTCTCAAGTTCAACCATATAAAACCGGCGAAGTGCATGGTCTTTTATGAAATCCATCACCTTCTTTGGCGAATCATGTACCACATCTGGGTTCGCATTGATTAGGAGTTTGCGCTTATCAAATGTATTATGCTCATGTGAAAAGACCAAAATCACCTTCATCGGGTCTAATTGGACAAACGGAACCGTATAGTCTTTCAGAAATGCGCGTTCTTCCGCCAAACACGCTTCATCATTGTACCGGTGTTGTTTCAACAGTTTACGTTTAAATGCGAATGTTCCCGCGGTTGCGTGATTCGGGCCATATGGGCCAAACCGCTTCATTTGCCCGATATGTTTAAAATAAATGTATATTTCGCTTGAACCCGCGCAAAGTGCATCCGGATGTGTCATGAGCCTATGCACCGCATGAGAAACACGTTGTGGCGGATAATAGTCGTCATCGTCCATGTAGACCAGAATCTCACCGCGCGACTTCTCATGAAGCAGGTTACGCTTCTTTCCAAGTGGCATTTTCGTATCATATTTGAAATATTTCACGCGAGGATGTGATGCGACCATGTCTTCAATTGGGTCAGTTCCATCGTCGATAATAATCCACTCCATCCGGTCTTGTGGATAATCCTGGTTGTTAAAACACGAAATCATTGCTTGAATAAAGGGTCGTCGATTAAACGTCGGGGTACATACACTCACAAAGGGGTAGGATTTGAAATACTCGGGCGTTGATTTTTCAGGCGCGCCGATGATTGGTCGCGTTGTACTGCCGCCGCCGCTGCCTCCTTTTTTATGTCCCATTCTAGTGTGTGTGTGTGTGTGTTGCTTGTCGTATAACAATATATTACTTTATACGACAAATTGTTTATGTTCTTTCATTCGATGGTATTCGTACCGGCGTTCATCCACTCCAGTTTTTGATTGCATTAAAGAATTCCATGATTCCTTGCCAGTAATGATACAGGTACAATACCAGCAACATCAAAATAACAATTGCTGCCACATTCAAGTCAAGGTACTCGAATGCATAAAACATCAGTGTCAGATTAAAGAAGAAGAATATAATGGGAACATATTTCGAATACAGTTCGCGATACTGGTCCCAATGAAGAAATGGGTAAATAAAGATTGTTCCGATAAACTGAACAAGTTGTACAAAAAATGAAACCATCGGTATGACACCAAATCCGAATGCCGTAAACATCGACCATAATGAACCGCCAATGAACTCCTTACGGTTTTCGGTAGGGTTCAAAATCATTCCGATTACAGTAGTAAAAAATGGTCCACCCATTAAAATAAATGCGCCCAATAAGATAACCACAAATGGTATTAATATAATGAGTAATGGAGACACTGCAGTGTATAACTCTTTCGGTATATTCTGCGATATTTTGAGTACATATTCGAATATTGTGAGTAACATTGCGCGGTCGGATGAGAATGAAAATATGAATGAGTTATTGACCCATTGCTTGAATCGCGCCTTAATAAATTCCCAGTTCAATAGATTGACCTGGGTTACACCTTCGTCTACACTATCCTTTACCATATCTACATCCTCTTTTGACAGACAGAACCATTTAAAGACGTATGTATCCAGAAGAATTGCCGCTTTGAGATAAAATTTCTTCGGAGTTTCGAGTTTTGGGTCATCCGCAATTCCGCCGAATTTATCATCACAGTCTGCCTCGCATGAGGTATACTCATTCGTATAACAATACGGCCACTCACTTCGTTCGGTTGGAAAGAGGGTTTGTAAATCAAGACTATTCATTTTGATACTTTCTGGAGTACAGAAAAAGAGAATATTCACACAAACCACCGAAATAACGATGGTCTCTATAAAGAGGGTAAGAACACTCAATCCGAACTCTTTCAACGCTGCAATATCGAATAATGATTTCGGGGCTGCTTTTTGTTTTGTACTTTTGCCCTTATCCTTATCCTTGTCCTTGTCATCGCCCTCGCCCTCGTCGTCCCCACCAATCATTCCGCCAACTTTGCTAAAAGTACCTTCTTTTTCCTCACCCTCGTCTTCTTCATCATTCTGCTCTTCCTCTTCCTCTTCTTCTTCACCGGCGTCATTGGTGTTTTCTTCGTCATCGTCAGCCATTATAAGCGAGATATTCAAGTTATATATAGGAGAGAATATTATCACGCGAATTATTAACGCGCATACATCAACCCACAATTTCCTGAGATAAACGTAAGCACATTATACCGCTCTTCCAGAATGTGGAAATCATAATTGTACAGATAGATATTCACGTTTGGTTTATTGAGACCGATAATCTCTCGCGTGTTCGGATTACAAATCACCTTCACTTCGGCCGCGCTATCCAGTGGCGGGTATATCGTCGTCAGTTCCAGCTCTATCTGATTGAACTTACTCATATTAATCGCGCCGCTAGGTTGTAGGTCATAGGGGTCCGAGTTAAGGCAGAAATTGTAACAGTATATCCCCGGTTTTGCACTCCCGCGGGTGCGTGTATATTTCTCCACGTAGTTGTAGATACCCGCATCCAATAGATTCTCTCGATACTTCCCATTCAAAGAGATTCCCAACATCTGTAAAATGTCGCGTTCATTCTCGGACTGGAAATCGCCCGTGATATGAAGTCCAGTGAGGCGTTTATCGCGGGGGTTGATACCTGGGCCGATTCCATTCTCCGGTCCATTTTTGTCATAGTAGTAGCGGTCGTTTGTGTTCGTTGTCGGAAAGTCGGAGGTCGTTCTTACATCTTCGCTAAACGTGTTGTTGCATCGCCACCGGTCATCTATCGGTGCAGGTATAATGTCATAAGGGAGATAATTATATGGCCAGTTCGTGTAATTGCTCCACTCGTTTCGGAGATTCACGTCGCTTCGCTGAAAAAACATCGTCCATGATGCCACCATCCCCATCGAATTCTCTATTTTTATTTTCTTATTCCCTGTCACGTCGTTGAACACCCAATCATAATACGACTTAATCAGGTATTTCTGCTGGTTCGCGGCAAAGACCTTGGATTCATCATCCGAGAGAAAACAGTAGGTCGCCATCAAGTGGACATCCGCATTCCAGTCTGTGCGAATACTTGGATAGGAGTTCAGCGACAAATCAATACTGGGTGGCGGGTATAAAAATCGCCACATTTGGTGAAGGGGGTTTGTAAAGTCGGGTTGGACGACGGGCCAATAATTCCCGGGGTCACCTACATCACGAATGGTGAATAGCTCTTTCACTGGGCGAAGCGTGACATCGATTTGCAGTTGATTATACTGGAGACACACAAGCGGAAACGCCATTTTAGAAGAGAGCGTGAACCATGAATTGATGGGTATGTATATTTTTCTACCTCGAATGGAGGGTTCCGCGCCGGCGATATTATTCGTGCGATATGCGTTCGGATACTGATTCAACCGCGCACCAGAACAGCCTGGATTGTATAATTCGGGGACGTGGCCAGTCATTTGGTTGTAAAGTTCGCGCTTGGTTGCATCGAGGTCGCGTTCTAGAATCGCCATCAAATTATTGCCGGTGAACTTTTGAAGTGTCATACCGCCGACAGAAATGACGATTTCCTTCACCATTTGGGTTCCGATGTTTTCAATCCAGCGAAACTCGTACGGCGCCCACATGTCGTCGACGTGCGCTGGCGGATGAATCGGGCTCCATATCGACGGGAGTGTCACACAAATATAGGTATCCATAAGTAGTTCCGCATACCGTGGCATATAAAATGTGAACTTGGACTCCTCTGTCATTCGCAATTTCTTCTGACCATCGAAATCAATTCTAAACTTTTGAAGACCGAAATTCGTATATTTAAGGTATGTGCTTTTGAAAAAGGATTTCCTTGGATTGCCGTTTAGAATAACATTTTGATTGCCAGTTGCAATAAGATTCAATAAACCACCCGTCATTTAGTATTTTAGTATTCTTATGTGGATTATTATTACTACTTGTAATAACTTTATATAAAAATATACCGTATAGATAATTATATATACGGTATATAATTAGAAATCCGTACATGAAAGCAAA